GGTAAATCACGTAAAATACATTCAATTCTAACGTTATGTTTAAAAAATGCTTTGCATTTTTTAATCATAAGCCTAATTTTCTAATTTCTTTGAAATTAGGAAATAACGTATCAAACGGAAAGTAAAAGATTAGGATGTATTAACCGTGATGAAAACTCTGTTAATAATATGATAAAACTTATTAATTACTATTTTGAATATAAGGATCGTCCTGAAGTATTCAAAAGAGGAACACTACAAAAGATATCAACCCCTAAAAAATCTAGTAATAGAAAAAGTAAGGTGTCAAATTAAAAGCAAAGCTTTTAATTTAATAATAAGAAATGCTTTGCGTTTCTTATTGTCAAATGATGTCAAGCCCGTTAAAGGAGTTAAATCCAAGGGTGCAATTATTCCCTTTTTACTGTCCCAAAATTCAGTGAAATTGGTGTAATATTCTAATATAAACATTAATTTATAATTTATATTAATATGAATCCAAATGATCCCGACTATATAATAGAATTATATTGGTTTGGTTTCAAACAATCAATGATAAACTTTTATAAGACAATTTCTAAAAATTGCGAACATATTATAGAATGGTCTAATACCTTAAATAATTATAAATCTAATAAAGATTATATGAATATAGAAAATTGTATTAGAGATTACATATCATTATATTCATTTGATTTAATTAAATATAGTAAGTATGTATATCATGATAATATTTTAATAAAAAATATTAAAAGATGGAATGAAATAAGCACTTTCTACAATTTTACTAAATCAGTTAAACATACAAAAATAGTTATATTATTTATGATATATTCACAAATAAAATCATTGGAACATTATGATTTTTTAAATAATATTAGAACTATAGAAGAAATATTAGAGTCGAATAATTATGATGAATTTATTATTTATTCATTTAATAATATGAAACCAAAAATTTTAGAATCCTTAAAAAAAATTCCAGAATATAATATCTATGAAAATATTAGAAGATTATATCCAACTATAAATATAAAAAATAATTTGTCATCTATAAAAATTATCCAGATTGTAAAAAAAATCTTTATTAATAATAATGAATAAAAAATATATATTTTCTGAAGAAGATTATAAATCAGGTGATGGTATGTTAACATCTGTGTGGGGTCCTCCTCTATGGCATACATTACATACTATTAGTTTTAATTATCCAATTAAGCCAACTAATGAACAAAAGAAATATTATTTTATTTTTTATAATAATCTACAAAATATATTACCTTGTAAATATTGTCGAGAAAATTTAACAAAAAACCTAAAAGAATTACCTTTAACAATAGAAGTATTTAAGAGTCGTGAATCATTAAGTAGATATGTATATAATTTACACGAATTAATCAATAAAATGTTAGGTAAAAACTCTGGTTTATCATATGAGGATGTACGAGATAGATATGAACATTTTCGTTCTAGATGTATTACAATGAATCCATTTTCTATAATAGAAAAAGGTTGTACCGAACCATTATATGGAGTTAAATCAAAATGTGTATTAAATATTGTTCCAAAAGATGGTCGCACCAAATCATTTAATATTGACCCGAAATGTATATTAAAAAAAAGTAAAAAGTCTTCGAAAAAGTCTTCGAAAAAGTAATTATATTCTTTTATGTGGACGAGGTGGTTGTGGTACATGTTTTGGTACATGTTTTGGTACATGTTTTGGTACATGTTTTGGTACATGTTTTGGTACATGTTTTGGTACAAGTTTTGGTACAAGTTTTGGTACAGGTGCAATATATGAGTGAGGAATTTTACGTATATTGATAGGATTTAATCGTGGACTATAATAAATAGGTAACATTGCATTACTACCATATAATGGTTTAATATTATTGGGGGCAAATCTAATCGCATCCCAATTAATTATATTATTTCTATTAGTTGTATAAATAATATTACCATTATTATCTTTTACTAGTATTAATAATGTTCTAACATCGCTAAAAATATTAGTTAAAATTATTTTATTAATCATTGTTTTTCTAATATTACGTTCTAAAATAAATTCTCCTTCTGGTAATTCTAAATTAAATGCAAATACTCGAGTATTATCATATATATAAGTTACAATTGCCTTAAAATTTTTGGGAATATTTATTCTTATTTTAATAGCACCTGTAAATATTCTTCCAATATCTATATTATTATAATCTGTTAAATTTACAAATATTTTATTACTTTTGTCCATATTTTTAACAACTAATGTTTTATTTACATTTACAAATTTTTCCTTTTTATTGAGAAAAATAAATAATAATAGTAATAATAGTAATAGTTTCATTATAAAATAATTAGATAATTATTTTATAATAAATTGTTTAGAAGATTAAATATCCACTATCAATTTTCTCTATTTTACATGTAATTAATCTATATAATATATAATTAGTTCTATTATAGCCTAATAATACACATTGTTTTTATTATTTTTTAATCAAAAATATCATTTGTATTTTCATCTAACCACTTCTTAAATATTTTCATTGCTTCTATCATTTCTTTAGTTTGATGAGGGTGATATTTCGCACGATTAAACATGGTATTCACAACTTGTTTTTGATATACAATATCACGGTTTTTAATAATTTTTAGTGTTTCTAATGCTTTCTGTTTATTTTTAAATCCAGTTCCTTTAGTAGATTTATTTGGATGTTTATCTTCATACAAGGATTTATTAATTTGTTTCATATATATACTATATATTATTATCTTGTTATAACTTTTTATAAAATGTTTTTATAAAGATTATTTAATTCCATATTTTTGAATCATATCATTAACCATTGTAATATATTTAACTTCACTATCATAAGTAGATAGCCCCTTATACTGATTCCAACTTTCCCATTTCTTTGATTCTTTAAAACTAAAAAATCCAGGTTTTGGTACATTAATATCTCTTACTGTCGCTTGCTTGTATAATCCATATAAACAACCTAATTCATCATTAGTAGGAGTTGTCTTTAATTTTTTAACATAATCTGCAGCATCTAAAAATTCTTTGGAGTTTGACATATATAAATAGTATATTATATATCTTTAATTCAAATTATTTAATTTATTTGAAATTTCTTCCATTTCATCTTTAGTAAGATTATGTTGGGTAACTAATGGACTTTCTCCAGATTGAATATCATCCATATTATCATTAGGATGTTTTAATTTTCGTTTAGGTTTTTCTTTTTGTAAATTTTGCATATCAAGATTTAAATCTAATGAATCATTTGTATTTTTAAATGATTCTACTCTTCGAGAATTCATACGTTCTCTCTCTAATTCTGCTACCAATTGTTGATGTTCTCTTAATAGTTGGTTATTTTCCTCTTGTTTTTGCAATAATTGTCTTCGTAATAATTGAACATCTGCTTCTGATGGATTTTGTTTAGGAACTGGTAATTTAGGTAATTGTTTAGGTGCTTCTACATTAGTATCTTTCTTATATTTTGTGGTGTATACATAATAAACAACAGCACCAAGTAATAATATACCAATTAGAATGTATTTAATATTATTAGTATTTTTTAATTTACTGGTAATATTATCTACAAGATTTTCTTCAACAACTTTTTCAACAACTTTTTCAACAACTTTTTTAGGAACTGATACTTTAGGAACTTTTACCTTTATAGGGACTTTAGGTGTTTTTAATTCACTAGTACTACTTTCGGAACTCATAATTATAATATCCAAGATTTTTAATATTAATTTTAAACTCATTTAATGTAATCAAAAAATTGATAAAAATGTATTTTATTATAATATTATTAATATATAATGAATCATAATATTACTAAACGTAGTGCAAGACTTTTGAATCGTAATAAAGAAAAACAAATAAATGAATCACGAATTAATATTTATTGGAAGAATATGATATCTGCATCTTCTATTAGAAATTATATGCTTGGAGATCCATTAGTTGACTATATAAAAGAAATAAAATTAGTAACTCAAGAATTTGATGAATTTACAAAACATATTATGATGACAGGTAATATATTTGAGAGTGAATTGATATCTTATTTAATTAGTAAGGGTATTACTATTATAAAAGTCGCAAATAATTATTATGATTCAAGAAGTTATGATAAATATCTTGAAACAATCATATTAATGAAACAAGGTGTTAATATTATTTACCAAGGTGTTTTAATAAATACATCTAATCATACATATGGTATGCCAGATATTATTATTCGTTCTGATTATATCAATAAATTATTTGGTTATAATGTTATTAGTGATACTGAAGCTAATTTGGGTTCTAATAAATTAGGGACATCTTGGCATTATAAGATTATTGATATTAAACACTCAACAATACATTTAGATTGTACTGGTGTATATATTAATAATAGCGACAATATTCCAGCTTATAAGGGTCAAGTATATATTTATACAGAGGCATTAAATAAAATCCAAGGTAATATTAATATGAAAGGATTTATTTGGGGAAGAAAATATGAATATACATCAAATGGTATGAAGAATATAATTACTAATTTTTTAACAAAACTAGCTACAATTGATTATAATGATAGAGATTCAGAATATATTAACTTGACAATGAGTGCAATTGAGTGGATGCAAGATGTACGAATGAATGCAAGTAAATGGAAAATAGATACAAATAATCTTGTAAATATGAAAAAAGAGCTTTTTCCTAATATGAATGTTACTTCAGATTCTTGTTATATGAAAATCAAAAAAGAAATAGCTCATATGATTGGCGATATCACATTACTTTGGAATTGTGGAATAAAAGAACGAATGATTGCACATTCTAAGGGTATTTATAGTATTTATGACCCAAAATTATCAGCAGAAATAATGGGATTAAAAAATATAACTGGTTGTATTGTTAATAAAATGTTATCTATTAATCGTATAAAAACTCACTTTTTACCAGAAAAAATTTCTGCCGAAAAAATTTATTGGCAAAAGAAAAATAATGATACTATGGAATTTACAATTGATTTTGAAACTTTCTCAGCTAATTATGATTCAACTATTAAAAATGGAATAATTTGTGAAGATAATCCATCTTATGTATTTATGATTGGTATTTATTATGTTATACAAGATACACCTAATTATATTTCTTTTGTATTAAAAAAGAAAACATGTGAATCAGAACTAGAACTATTTAATGAGTTTTATGATTATATTAATAACACACTACTTTTGTATAAGAAAAAGAATGCTAAATTTTATCACTGGACCTTAGCAGAAACTACAAACTATAATTATTTCAAGAATAAACATCCATCTTATAATTTTAATGATATGCATCTTAATTTTTATGATTTATCACGAGTATTTAAAGCAGAACCTATTGTTATTAAAGGAGCTTTTAATTATTCACTTAAAACAGTAGTACGAGCTCTTCATAAGTTGAGTTATATTAAAACAAGTTGGGATGAAAATAATAAATGCAGTGATGGATTAACTGCAATGTTCCTAGCTAATAAATTATATGATATGATGGAACCAGATAATAGTATTATGAATGATATTATTCAATATAATAAAGTAGATTGTTCAAGTGTATGGGAACTATTAGAATTCCTACGAAATAATAGTTAATTTATTTATAAAATTATTTATAAATTTTTTGTTTAAAGACCTATTATAAACAAATTAATAATATGGGATTAGATAGATTCGCAAATTTTATATCCAAATCCATAAATAATGATGGAATAGAAGATATAATAATAGATAATAATATAAAACAAATAATAGCGTCACACGTAATATTTGATTTAAATTTTTTAATTTACCAAGAAATTATTACTATTGAAAATGAGATTAATGATATTATTAAAATAATATTATGTTTACCATTTAGTTCTAATAAAATAGATACTCTAGAAATATTAATTCAAAAAATATTCACACAAGACCATTGGAAACAATATTATATTGAAACAGATATACAAAATCTTTTTGATGGTAATAACGAGGATGAAATTATTAACAAATTTTTAAATTATATTAGTAAGAAAATTATTATAGAAGATATACAACATACTATTATTGATATGGTTATTTATGAGAGAATAATTTATATTATAAATAAATATATAATAAATATTCATAATGTATCATATTTGCAAAATATTATTTTATGTTATGATGGAATACCATCTATTTCTAAGATATTTGAACAAAGACGTCGTCGTATTAAAAATTATTTAGAATCAGTAGAGAAAAAACAGTTATTTAAGAAATATTTTAGTAATATGTTAGAAAGTAATAAAAATATATTTGATAATTTATCAAGAGAATATTTACCAACATCAAATAATGTTATATTATTTAATTATTTTTCTTGGTTAAAATATCGATATAGTATAGATAAATCAATTGGGCCATCGTGTGAATTTATTATTAATTTTGAAAAATTTATTAAAAAGAATATAACTAAATATTTTCCAAAAGTGGATATTGATATTATTAGTTCCAAAGAAAATGGTGAAGCTGACTTGAAAATATTCAAAAATATATTAGTAAATAATGTGAATGGTGATTATTCAATTCATACATCGGATTCTGATTTTATGCATCAAATACTAGTTCAACAAACTTATTTTAAAATAATCAATAAAGATATTAATCTTACTGTTATTAAATATTTAAGGAGAAATAATAATGATAAATTAATGCTTCGGAACACATTAGGAATGTGTCAAATAATAGATGCAAATAACGTAATAAAAAATATATTAGAAAACTATAATACTATAAATAGTATATCTATAGGAAAACAAATTAATAATCCACCAAATTATAAAATAATATGGGATTTATGTTTAATATTTTTATTTTTTGGAAATGACCATATACCATCAAGTATAGAAATAGGTCCAGAATTAGGGATGGAATATTTTATGAGAACACATTATATTGCTTTGAATAAAAATAATATTATTAATATGAAAAAATCTGAAAAACCACGATTAATATTTGATATGAATAATTTGTATTTATTTTTAAATAAAATAAATGAAAATAAAAATGCAAATATAACAAAAATAATATTACAACGATTTTTTAAAATAAATAATAATATAATAACATTATTAGTTGATCGTTTTAATTATAATTTTAATAATATATTAGAGTTCATGAGAAAATTTATTATTTATAGAGGAGTAAATAATGAAATTTTAGATATTGATAATATGAAATTTAAATTAACTCATAATTTATCTGAAGAAGAAAAAGAAAAATATAAATCAATTGATTGTTTTATGTTATCAGAATCCAATAAAAAGTTATTATTAGATAATATAACAATGATAGAAGAGAATATAGATTATTATGATGAAAAGTATATGGGATTAATACTATATAATAAATCAATTAATATAACTACTGACCCCTATCAAGATATTTATAATTATATAAATGATATGGCAAATAGTAATTTACAAAAAAAGTATCCATATTATTACGATCATATTGATATTGATGAACATTTGAATCTTATTAATATGAGTGTAGTTTCTAGTAATATAAATGATTATATGAAGAAAATATATCAAATTGTAATTACCCAATTTGGTAATATGAGCGAGTATCATACAGATAATCTCACATATTATAAATATAATTATGCACCATTATTAGATAGTATCTTAATGTATTATAGTAATATGAATGATAAGAACAGTATAATAAAAACATGGACTGAAGAAATTAATAATGATAATATTAAAAAAGAAGATTATTTAAATTCAGTTTCTCATCATTTATTAATAACCCCATTCATAATGCATTTTCCATTACCGGATAATATAATAAAAATAAAGAATGAAATAAAATTAATAGAAAATTTATGGTTAGATGATATCAATAATTTTAAATATAGAGAACTTGATATTAATATGTTTTTAAAAAATTGGGAAGAAGCCCTAATTAGAATTAATATAAATGATAAAACAAGTCATATAAATAATGAACTAATAAACTTAACTTTAGATTTTGTATAAAATTAAATTCATTTATATTTGTATATAATGATAGGTAAACCAAAATATGATAATCGTAGTTTTAAGGGTGGAAAATTAGAAAATAATATTAAATATATTCATATCAATGATATACATTTAGATAAGTCATATATATCAGTATCTATTAATACGGGATCATTTAATAATATGAAAGGTTATGATGGGTTGGCTCATTTTTTAGAACACATGTTATTTTTAGGTAGTAATAAATATCCCGATGAGGCATATTATAGTAAACGTTTAAATGAATTAGGAGGGACTTCAAATGCTTTTACTGATACTAATAAAACAGTTTATTATTTTAATGTATATGATTCAGGATTAGAAGAAATATTAGATATATTTAGTAGATTTTTTATTGATCCTTTATTTAATATAGACTCAATAACACGAGAAATAAATGCAGTTAATAATGAGCATTTAAAAAATATAAATAATGATAATTGGAGAGAATTTCAATTAATGTTAAATTTAACAGATAATACTAGTCCTACTAATACATTTATTACAGGTTCTAAGAATACTCTTGATAAAATAAATATACGAGATAAAATGATAGAATTCTATAATAAATATTATGTTTCTGAAAATATTTCAATATGTATTGCCTCTTCTATAAAAAATAGTAAGATAAAAGATATGATTGAAAGTACATTTGGTCATATTAAAAAACAATCAAGTGAAGCATTTAATATAATAAAACCATTTTATAAAACAAATCAAAATAAACTATTTCATTTACAATCAATTGCTAATATTTATAAAATTTCATATGTATGGGAAATACCTGATGTAACATATAATAGGAATCTGATGAATGACTTTATGCTTTTATTCAATATACTTGGTGATAAGTCAGATAATTCTTTTAATTTTTTACTAAAAAATATGGGTTATATTAAAGGTATTTCAAATGAAATACGCAATGAGGGGGTATTTATCCTTAATATATCATTAACTAAAGAGGGATTGATAAATTTAAAATTAATAGATAGAATATTATTTAGTTATATAGAAGAAATATATGATTTACCTCTTGAACGATATGCAGAATATTATAAATCAATTGAAGATATTAATTTTGATTGTATGCATAAAATTGAAGCAGAAGAATTATGTAATATGTTGGCTAGTAATCATCATTATATGAATACTAGTAATGTTTTTGATTGTATGAAAGTATCTAAATTATATCCCTCAAAATATTATTCAGAATTATTCAAAAAATATATTAATATGACTCCACTTAAAATCATTATATCTCAAGACTATTTTGGAGCAGTAACAATATCTGACTATATATTAGAACATTATGATGCAAAATATAGTGAAATTGTTGACTTTATTCCTACTAATAATATGATAAAATATAATCACTCGTATAATATAAATAATCCATTTTTAGATGTTGATATTAAATTAATAAAAAATTTAGATACATATATGAAACCAGTATTAATTCATACTCGTCAATGGTATGGTGGATGTTCAAAATATGGAGAACCATTAGTATTTCTTTTAATACAATTAACAAATGAAAAATATTATGAAAATCCTAGAAATTATTTACTTTCTATTATATCATGTAATATTTTTAATTTTTTAATTAAAGTTAAATTAAATAAACCATTAGAGTTACCTTATAATATATCATTTGATACAAAATCATCATTACGGTCTATTAATATAACAATAAATGGATTAAATGATGTATCTAAAATAAAATTATTATTAAATGAATTATATGAATTTATGTATAATATTGATAAAATGTGGATTTGTAGTGATATGTATATTGAAAATTTATTAATATCTATGAAAGATTCATATCAAAATATAGATTTTATGAATCCATCAGAATATTCTTCATATATTATGAAAACTAAATTTTTTAAAAATGAATATAATCATATAGTCTTATTAGAAGAATTAAAAAATATTAATAAAATAAATATAATTAAATTTATGAAAGAATTATTAGAAGATTCAGCAATGACTACTTTTGTATATGGTAATATAAAAAAAGAGGAATATACTAATATATTTTCTCAATTTAAAACATTATATAAAAATAAACTAGGAGACCTATTAGAATTGAATACAATAAAAGATATTAATATGATACATCCAAATAAAATGGAAAAATCAAATTGTATTACTTATTATTATATGCTTGGTAAATATACAAAGAAAAAATATTTGATAGTAAATCTAATTGTTAGTATTTTATCTAGTGATTTCTTTGATATATTAAGAACAAAGAAACAACTAGGTTATTTGGTACATATGACTGATATAAATATTATGGATAATATATTTATAATGCAAAAAGTTCAATCAGATAAAGATGTTAAAATAGTAGAAAATGAAATAGTTGAATTTAATAAAACTATAGTAACAATTATAAATAATGCAGATTTTAATGTATATGTTGATACAATGATAAAACAATTGAAGGAGAAAGATAATAGTATGATAGATAGAATCAATCGCTATTTACCAGAAATTTTAATGAGAAAATTTATTTTTAATAGAAATAAGAAATTATTAAAACTAGTTAAATATATTAAGAAATCCGATTTAATAGAAACTGTAAATAGTATGATGGGAAGAATAGTACGAGTTGTAGTGAAAGGTAATTAATCATTTACAAATATGTCTATCTATTTTATTAAATGTTAATTTTTTCTTGCAATATGTACATTTACAAATATGTTCATTGAATTTATCTAAACAAGTTGTTATACTATGTTTAAGTTGTTTTAATGTTAAATAACATAAATCATCGGTTTTCTTTTTTAATTTATGTAATTTATTAATATTTTTTATACAATCTTCTGTTTGTTTCCCATCAAAATTAATTGCAATATAATAAATTAAATCAATATTAGCTTTGCCAGTTTTATATACATTAATTCTTTCTTTAATATCATTTGTATATCCAATTTTATAACAATTGTTATTACCTATATTTTTTTTTAATATATAGATATAACTATTATTTGTTGGTTTATATATATGTTTATCTTCATAATAATTTAATTCTTCTTTTAATTTCCTATTTAGTTTCTTTAGGTTTTTATTATCTTTAGTTTTTAATTTATAAATACCTGTTTTTCGTATTGTTGGTAATATATCAATGAATAGTTCATCTCTAAATTTACTGGCTATAGGTTTTGTACTATTAGATAATAATTGATATAAACCACTTTCATTAATAAATATTGTACTTGGATGAGAACTAATATTTATTAATGTATCCCTCGAGGGATACATCTTGATATGCTTATATTTTAACTTAAAATTTTTATCAATGTCTAAATTGTAAATAGCTTTCTTAATACTAGAATACTCTAATATTTTTAATATATCTTTCAGCTTAAACCAAATAGCATTATTTATATCCAAAACTATAAACACTTCCTTATTATTATATTTTAATAAATTTTCAAATATATTAATAATATGACTCATATATAATTTATGTGAAAAAAAATTATTTTACAAATATTTTTATATTATTTATTGTAAAATAAATACCAAGTTCTAAATATAAAAAATATTTATATATTATAATGGAAAATAATATTAATAAAATAGGAAGATTTAATCATACATGCATATCATGTAATTTTACTGCAACACGTCCTAGTGAATGGTTAATACATATTGAATCTGATAAACATAAACGTGATGGTAAAACAAAAACTAAAATATGTAATATTTGTAATATTGAATTCAAGACTCATTGGATTCAAAAAATGCATAAACTAAAAATTCACGCAAGTGTAGAAGAACGTATGAAAATGACATATTATTGTAAAGAGTGTGATATAGTATTTTTTTCTAAATTATATCTAGATAAACATATTGATGGGAAAATTCATAAGAATTTAATAAAAGCGCTTGCAACAATATAACTATATTGTTATTTCATATTGTTATTTCATATTGTTATTTCATATTGTTATTTCATATTGTTATTTCATATTGTTATTTCATATTGTTATTTTATATTATTCTATCAACACTCTCTACAGCCCCTTCCACCCAACCAACTTTCTTAGAGACTAATTCACCAACAACATATATACCTTTCATTGGATGTGATAATTTATTTAATAATTTATCAAAATTCATACTATATGGTTTATAATAATGTACACCCTCATCCCATGTTACTATTATAATATCCTCAATTTTGTTTATATTATTAGGTAAAACTTGTTCTAATTTTTCTTGGACTATTTTTATTATTTTGCGTGCACTGGCACGGCGTGTAGTGAATTTATTAACACCAATCCAGTATCGTGCATTTAGGTTATCACTATAAGAAGCCATCAAAACATTCTTATTTATTTTAATTATTTTTTGTAACTCATTATCAACTCTAAAATAATGTGGTATGCTTTCACTATCTTTTAATATACTTTGTTTATTCCATACATAGATTCTAACAAAAGGGATAGATCCTATCATATCAGAATATTTCCAATCCATTCGTATTAATCGGTTTAATGGTTTTAAACTTGTTGCCATTATAACGTATTTTGTTCTATAACTAGTATTTCCAGCAAAGTTGCTGCTTTTTACAATAAAATGGTCTCCTTCTTTTTTTATTTTATTAACTTCAACACCTACTATACAATTAGGAAGTGTTAAACGATTTATTAATTCGGTCCATTGTATCATAAGAGCATTATATGAACCAGATTTCATATCATCTATTTTATAGTAATTAATAAAATAATCTACATCTGATTCAAGCCAATCAGCATATTCACAGTGTTCTATAAATTCTTTTGTAAATTCTTTCCCAAAATATTTTATTAGAAATTCTTTCATTGTCATTTTCTTATAGGATGTAGTGTTAATAGAATTATATTTCTCTTTTATCATCATTATCATTTTGTTAATATTATAATTATTTGGCGGGATAGCTTCAAAATTACCTTTAAATTTATTAGGAGTAATATTTAATTTTTTTAATAATCTTAAAAGATGTTTATTGTGATTTTCCATAATTCCAGCTCCCATTTTTATTTGTGTACCGTGAAAATCTGTTTCATACGCCTTACCACCCAATACGTCTTCTCTTTCTAATAATAAACAAGATTTATTTTTATTAGTTAATTTCCAGTTAGCATAAAGTCCCGCTATACCACCACCCACTATAATATAATCATATATAGTTTGAATTATTTCCATATATTATAGAAATATATAAAATAATAGAAATTTAAATTTGATAAATTTTTTTTACACCATATTTTTTTAATAGATTAGAACACATTTCACAAGGTGTTACTGTTTCTAATTTACCATATTTAATTCGTCCTATATAGATTTTACATTTTTTTAATATATTTTTATTCTTAATTTTAAGGATAGCTGCTTTCTCTGCGTGACAAGTATATTTGTTACCCTCGTAAAAGACACTGATGTTTTATACTACTATGGGAAATACTGTAATTATATCCAACAGCCAACACCTCATTACGATAAATAATAGCACAACTAATTTTATGTGCAATGTAACTTTTAGAAGCTTCTTTCAACAACAACTCACGAATACTCATAGAATCCATTAATATGAATAGTATATTTATATTATAGTATTATAATTCAATTTTTTATCTGACAAATGAAATGAGTTAGATAAGAATATTGCTAAATTGCGAGCAATCTGTCAATTTTTATATATTTAATGTATAATCATATTTTACCAGATAAAATTGTATTGGAGCAACTAAATGATGCTCTTGAAAAAAAACAATTTGAAAGATATAATACGACTAGTATTAACAACTTGGCTCTAGTAATTCAAAATAACTCTGATGAATGTAAGCAACTTGCAGTCAAGTTACTAGAAGAATATATCGAATATTGTAAGAATAAATAATAAGGTACAATGTTCTGGTTTATTTTGAGAAAATTATAAAAAGTAGTCGCCGTACACACACAATAGAAAGTTTAATTCAGGAGATAAAGAGTTTGTAGCGTGTCGAATTATAGATGAATCATTATTAAAATACATATGTAAATTTTGCAATAAAAAATTTGATACTAAACAGAAAGCATCTTATCATCGTAAAAAATGTAAAAATAATACACTGTTAAACAAACCCAACGAGCAACCTATTGTTGATAACCATAAAACCAAAATCGATAATACTATAACTAATGGAAATAATAATACAATTAATACTGGTACAATCAACCAACATATTACTATTAATAATTATAATAACGACAACCTCGGCATAGCCGCAATATATTAGCGAACAGTTTAAGGAAAAATTATTTAATAATATGTTAAAAACTTCAGAACATGTTATCCCATTACCAAAGCTTCTTGAAAATATCAAGTTCAATCCAAACCATAAGGAGAACAATAATGTAAAGATAACTAGCGATAGGTCAAAAATAGGATTATATTATGATGATAATAGATGGAAAGCAATTAATAAAAATGAATTATTGGATGATTTATGTGATTACAGTTTGAAGATATTCAAAGATTATTTTGAAGAATATAAAGAGGAATTATCTGAAGATATTATTTCAAAGTTCAAGAATTTCTCTCATATTGCTAAATTAAAGTCTCAATTAAGAAAAGAGATTAAAGATAAGATTGAGAACATTGCTTATATTTTTACTAAGAATAATGATAATGATTTGGATATATAGAGTTTAATAGTATTTTTAAAAGTATTAAAGAAATACTTTTAAAATATATTGGTAATGAGTCAAATAATTAAAATTAATGATATTGAATATTATACCGGTGATGATGTTTATAAAATGGAACCAGAAAGTTTTACTGGATGTTCTAAAACATCGCGATTAATTGTAACTAATAAAAAATTAAAACCAACTGATTATGTTTATATGAAATATGTTAAATCAAAAAATGAATGGGTTCCTTCTGAAGAAAGTTATAAATTAGCAAAATTATTAATTACGAAATATTGGGTACATAATAATCTTATTAAATTTAAAGAAATTAAGACTAACGACGATTTGAAAATAGAAGCTATGAAAGCACCTAAACTATTAGAATTAGCTGATAATGAAAAATTTATTGATAAGGATGGAAATAAATTAGATATTGAAATCAGAGGTACGAAAGATATGAATAATATTTATTTCAAAGCAAAAGATATTGATAATAAATTTGAACTTGGTAATGTAAAAACTATTATATTAAATAATGATTCTAGTTTTAAGATTGAATTACATTATAAAATTTTTAAAAGCATTAAAGTAATCAATCCTGACTCTAATACTAATAAAAAAGGTAATAATACTACTTTATTTTTAACTTTTAAAGGATTAACTAAATTATTGTATGTATCTCAAAGTAAAAATGCAGAGCATTTTCAAGATTGGGCTAATAAGATTCTATTTACAGTACAAATGGGTACCACACAACAAAAAGAAGAACTTGTTGCAAATGTGATGGGTGTATCAGCACGAGTTATCAAAGAGGTGTTTAATACTGCTACCAACTCATTACCTTGTGTTTATTTATTCACACTAAATACAGTTAAGAATCTTCGTACTAGTATGAATTTAGATGCACGATATGACGATGATAGTATTGTAGGTAAATATGGATTTACTAAAGATTTATCTAGACGAACTGGTGAACATATTGATACATTTAAGAAGATTCCTAACACTGAATTAAAATTAAAATATTATTCATATATGGACCCACAATACATTTCAAAAGGGGAAAGTGATATTAGATTATTTATGAACGGACTAAAAATTAATACTAATTATGAAAATATGGAAGAGCTTGTAGTAATCCCAAAAGAATTAATATCTCTGATAGAAAGACAATATGAAATGATTGGACGTAATTATATGGGACATATTAGTGAATTAGTAACTCGTATTAAAGAGTTGGAAGACAAATATGAAAGAGAACTATTAAATCATAAACTTGAGATGCAACAACTACAACATAATAACATCTTATTACAAAATAAATTAGAAATGCAAAAAGAAAAATATGAACACGAATTATTAAAAAAGGAAGTTGAATTAATGAAACGCACCCAATTAAAAATTGCTTTATAATTTATAATCAAAAATTACTTTATCTTTTTGAAATATATTAGGAATCAATTAGATTTTTGTTATAAATGTAGTCGTGATAACATCAAATCACTTTACAAAGTGTGCATGTGCACGGAAAGATACCAATGCCATATTAATTTTTTATATTATAATATAATATAAAATGTCAAATGAAAAAAATGATATAGAAAAATACATGAAAATATTAAATATAAAATGCTCAAGATGTCTTGATACTAAAATATTATGGGAAGGTCGAAAAAATGTATTTTTTGCACGTATAGATGGTAGAGGTGATTACGATATATTAAATTGTGATAGATGTTCTGATGGTAACTGGAATAGATGTTCATCTACTACAGAAATTTTTGTGAATGATATTCATGCATTTCATAAGGCTGATAGTGATTGGCATGTACTTGAGACATTAAAAAAGAAAGTTAAACCTATATTAGACTTACAAGAAAAAGAAGAAATGAAAATAAATTTAGACAAAATGAGACATGAACAAGAAGAACAATCTAGTATAGAACAAATTGAAAATGATATGAATCCAAATCCATTGTGGTTTTACTATAAAAAAGATAATGTTAACAAAGAAATTAAAAATGTTAATATTGATATAGAAATTGGTAAAATAACAGATAAAATTTGTGATGCAATTAAAGCGTCTGGTTGTGATATAACTTCACTAATTGATTTGATTAAAGAATTAAAAGTTAATTTAAAAATGTCTATGGAATCATGTGTAGCAAATAAGAAAGAAATAAGACAAATTAAGGATTCTAATAATAAATTTACTTATTTAGTTTTAATTTTTTCAAATGAAATAATTACATCTGATTGTAAATGTCTAGAATGGTGTGGTTTTGATTATGCTAAAAGTAAATTTTCTTTAGATTATACTATTTATAAACCAAAAAATAAAGCAGCACAAATAGAATGTGATAAACATATGAATAAAAATGTTATTTTAGATTAAAATGCTAGATATTCTATTAAGCTTTTTACAGTGGGACCTAAAGAGGCTTTAGCCTCTTTACGCGTAATATTGGTATACCGATATTAGGACTATTTAACACGATTTATATCAAAAAAAATAATCTTAACACCCACTATAAAAATTTGAGTATATCGGCTAATATTCGGCAGAGCCGTAATTTAGCCTTCAGAAATATAAATGCTTTTGAACCAAAAACTAAAAATAAAAGCTTGTGCTTTTACCGTCATGGAACTGGAATAAATTTAATTTGCATCTACGATAAGGTATTTTGAATGTTAAATGAACTGCATTCTTATCTCTATTATAATAGATTCCACATATTTATCTATTATAAATGTTTTCAATAATTTCATCTGCTTCTGCAAAAGTGATATATTTATTAGTTGTTTCATTATATAATGATAATGTTAAATTATTATAACAATCCTTCATAGATAATTTTATAATATTATCAAATATATTACTTTTTGAAATAACTTCTTCGTGATAAGATTGTAAATTATAATTTGGTATTTTTGAATTAAAATGATGAATATGATGATATTCTATACCACCTGTAAAATATTTAAGTAAATAGGGGATTTGTATAAAAGAACTACCTTTTAATCCACTATCTTTCATATTCCAATTTTTATTATTCACTACATAGGGAGGATTAAATGTATGTTGATTAAAAAATAATAAAGTTCCACATGTAGAACTTATACAAAATGATAATAATGAATGATATATAATAGAATATTTATATTGTAAATATAGTATGAAACAAAGTTGAATATTATTTATTAGTTGGTCTATAATTAAATAGGATGGTTTATATGCATATTCTTTAATAAAAAACTTTATTACATAAAATCTTTCAATTAATATAAACTTTATATAAGTAAGAAATGTAAATAAAATATATGGAGACAAAATAATTTTATATATATATCGTTTTGTTACAGACATATTTTTATACTGAGTTAATGTATGAAAAATAAGTTCATTGTAATTAAATCTATATTTATTTTCATAATTACCATTTGTTAAATGATGTGTATGATGTCTATAATTCCAAGAAAAAGGAAAATAAGTTAATGGACTAATAATTGTTCCAATAATATAATTTAATGTTTTATTTGGAGTATAAGATTGATGTCCACAATCGTGAAAAATGATGAATGTTTTTATATTTAATAACCCTAAAAGTGGTATAGTGAATACACTTAACCAACTATTTCTAAAAAACCACATCATATAATAAGCACAAGATAGATATAAAGTATGTATAGATAAATCAATAAAAGCAAAAGTATATGATGATTTATATTTCATAAATAGTTCACTTTCATTAATTTCATTTTTTAAGGAGCAAATAATATTACTCATTTATATATAGTAACTATATTATTTTTTCTTTAACATAACAATAGGTTTAGTAGATGTTACTATATATTGTTAGTTAGTTGTATTCCACCGTATTGTTTTTTTAATTGTAAATATTTATTTTTATATTTTAAATATTTATTATAATAACCACCAAAAAAGTTTAATCCATTTAATTCCCTTTCTACCTCTATAATTGGTTTTCTTATTTCAGCGCGTTTAGCAAGCTCTACTGTAAATCCATCATTAATAAAAGCACAAGATAAAACAACTAATAAATAACGTCCATTTACCATCAGTTGATCTAAATACTTAATTATATCTGATAATTTAACTTTGTATTTTCCTTCATGCAAATTATTAAGCTTTAAAATTAAATCTTTTAACTGTTTTATATCTCTTAAATCTGTAATCGTTTTATACTGGTTATTTTGAATTCGTAGAATATTACCATCATCAAGGGAATTTAAGCTTGGACTAAATTCTATTAACATATCTGTAAAATTAGTTACTGGAGTATATATTTTAAAATAACTTTCAATCCCTGCAGTAGTATTATAGTAGCTATTTATATTTGCAAGAATATCTTCTGCAGTATTTAAGTTACTATTTGCTATTGCAGAAAATAAATACTTATGTGTATCTTCTGCAGTAATCATACCTGGTAATGGTTTAATCATTTTAATATTAGAAGTAAGTCTAACTATGTTTGCATCTGGATTTGAAACAATTCCACCATGAGCAATTATAATAAAAATATTTTCAAAGGTCTCATATTGTTGTGCCATTATATATATATATATTATTTTTGTTATACTAAATTAAAAAAAACAAAATTTCGCAAGAATATAATATAATTAAAACATTAATTAAAATTATACAAGTCATTCATAATATATTATAATAATATGCATATTTCTGTTTATATATACTAATTATTTTATCAATAATATTACTACTTGAACCACCTATCATATTATTATTCATAACTTTACAACTACTTTCATTTTTTTCGATTTTAATACATTTTAAAATTTTTTTAATTATAATATCAAGAGTACAAACATAAAATTCTTTATTGCTTTTATAAATATATTTATTTAACATTGCTTTTAAACATATTTCTATTTCTTTTCCACATATTGTTTTTTTATAATATACATATTCTATTTTATTAGCTTTCCCTGTATTATATGTTCGTAATCTTTTCTCTAGATCATCTGTATAACCAATTTTATACTTATTATCATCTTCAATAATATAAATATGAGTACCTTTTGGATATTTATGTTTTGTCATATTATTCTTTAATATTATATTATTTTTTTCTAATATTTTTATTTTTTTATTTAAATTCTTTAATTTATTCTTTATTTTTTTATTTAATTCATATTTTCCATGTTTTCTTAAATTAGGCAATACATCATTTATCAACCATAATTGAAAATCTTTAGCTTGATGCATTCGTGATTTAATAAGAAAACTATATATTCCTCTTTCATTTATATAAATAGTATTAGGATGGTCTTTTATTTTTATTAAAATTTTTATATTTTTTAATAATTGTTTATCATTTTTATTAACTAAATCTCTTAATGCATCTTTACTACTTTTATATTTAAGTAATTTACAAATACTTAAAAATTTAAACCAAATATTATTTTCAATATCTATTATAAATTCAAGCTTATTCGAATTATAAATTCAAGCTTATTCGAATTATAAATTAACATATTATTAAATAGATCAATTATAGTATTCATTATATAACCTTAGAAAATATTTATATGTAGGGGGGTGATTTACCCCCCTACATATATACTTAAATGAAGCAGACTCATCTAACTTTAGCAAAGATTATTTTTGTTAATATTTTAAACATATTTATCTAAAATTATACAACTACATTGGATTATTTTATTTACACTTTTTCTCATTTCAAACGCCGCTAACTAAATTAGTAAATAATAATAATACCAATAAATAAAATGGAATTAGACAAAACAATAATTGGAAAAGTGAAATTATTGGATAAGAGTATGTAAAAAGTAAAATAAAATGTATTAGATGCAATAATAATAATTTGAAAAATATAAAACATATGTTTTTGAGTTTCAATATGTTTTAACCAATCAATATTACTTGTTGTTTTATAATTACAAAGTACACAATATATTTCTTTTATATTAGAGTTATCCATTATTATAACATTTAACTTTATTCTATTACTTTTAACATCAAAAAAATTATAAATTTTTTTTCGGGATTATTCTTATATAATATATTAGTTTTTACAATGTAATTTATTCTCATCTGTTTTATACGAATTTCTATTTATCATCAATTCACAATCAAAGGCCACTTCTTTTAATGCCATCTCAAACTCTTCAATCAACTTACTTTTCTTCTTTGCAAGCGCCCATATATATTGATCAACTGTTTTCTCTTCAGGATAAGTAGCAAGATAGAGATATATTTTAACTAAACGTTTTCCTTTAGTTACATCTTTATGAGAACAGAATCTAACAGCACGCCCCATAATTTGCAACATACGAGACATATTCCAATATGGTTCCATAATATGAACTTGTTGTACTCGTAATAATGATACCCCCTCTTTAATAGAAGGACTACCTAACATTATTCGTATTTTACTTCCATCTTCATTTGATTTCTGATTAAATATATACTTAATCTCATCTTTCACTTTATTAGGTTCATCTCCAGACCAAATTGCGAAACGTTTATTACCTTCACCATTTGTTTTATAGTTTTTCCAACCGTGATATTCTAAGAATCTAACAAAACATTTAATACCACCAAGTTCTTTAAAATTAGAATAAATGAAAACAGGACCATCAGATTTACCTATCTTTTGCATGATCTTATAAAATTTAATAGAATACTCTCCAATATTTTGCATTTGTAGTGCATCTCCTTTAAATGAACTAAAACCAACCTCACCTATTGATTTATTAGGGAAAGAAACATTTGATATCATTCTAGGACCTAGGAAGAAATTTTGAGGCATATCTAATATATCTACATTTCTAAATGACCCACGAATAAAATTATCTTCTGAACTTAAACTAGTAAGATAACTTTTATACTGAAAGTCACTCATATTACATCGAACTACTTTAAATTCTGTTTTAGGATAAGCTTGGGGAGGAGCTCCTCTATAATATGAAATTAGGTTTCGTACCATTTCTCGAAATTGTTTCATATGTGTTGCTTTATAACTAGTTTCTTCTTTAGTAGTTTTAATTTTTAAAAACATTTGATTAAACTTTGCAATTTGAAATTGGTTTTCTCTTTTCAATAAATTAAGAGTAAGAGCAATTTCAATAGGTCTATCAAACATTGGTGTTGCACTTAATAAGATTAATTTTAATGTTTCATTAGAATTATCAATAACTTTTTTAAGAGATTTATAAAAGGTACCATCAAGAGAAATCATATTTTGTACTTCATCAATAATTAGTAATGTATTATTTAATTTTTTAATTTTATTTTCTTGTATCAATGCTACAAATTTATGATAAGAATAGATAGTATAATATTTTTCTATTCTTTCATTAGTTTTAACAATAATATTATCAAATTCTTTATCACCAGGTTTTAATTTCTTTAATTTACTTCTATCAGATGATGAAATATATTCATCTCCAGGACATTCTGAACGTAATTCATTTACAAAATTACCAATTAATGCGGCAGGTAATACAACCATTATATTTAATTTTTTTTTAAATTCTTCAGCAATAGCAATTGCGGTACAAGTTTTCCCAGCACCAATTTGATGAAATAATAGTATTCCTCTAATAGATGGATCCGTATTCCAAGGACTCATATTACTAATTAATAATTCTGGTAATAATTTTTGTTGTGGTTGTAATGTAAATTTCTTAGGTAAACAAAATTCTTCCATCCTTTCATTGGATATAGGAACCTTATATTTCTTAAATTCTTTTGTTATGTCAGACATTCCACCGTTCATTATAATTATAAAAGGATAGAAAAAATGAAATATATTTAAATAAGTAGTAAATATATATATTCTAATGAGTATACATAATAGAGCTAAAGTTATAATGGAAAGTTATGATAAGAAACAACATATTGAAGACCAATTAAACTGTAATACTATATTTGAAGAAATGGAATTATTATCAATATTGATTGGTATGATAGTACATATAGAAAAAAATTTTAAACTAGAATCATATTATGAATTATTAAGAATCATATCAAATAAAATATTATTATTAGAGTCTAAAGTAAATAATCCAACTGATATAAATACAATTGATAACGTTATTTGTAATTTATTGATTAAATTAACATCATTAGCAAAAGGTCAAACTATATTGTGTAAATTTAAAAATATTATTACTAAATATAAAATTAATAGTTCTCAATATTTGATTATTTCTGCAATGAGTGGTACATTTCCAATATTCTTATTTTGGTTAAATATATCTAAAGTAAATGAAATAAATGAACTATCGCCAAATATATTAGAAACCTTATTTATAAAATCAATTGCTAATTCAGATGATAGATTATATAAATATATTTTAGATAAATGTATTTCTAATAATAAATTATTTTTACAAAATAATAGTATTATTAAACAGGTATTTCAGAGTTTATCGGGTTCTGATGTACCATGTAAATATATATTAAAGAGAATCAAATTACTTTCTCATTATGTATTATTGCAACCATATTTTAATTATATGATTTCTATATTTCATAGTTTTAAAATAATCAATACATTACATAAATATTATTATGATAGTCCTTATACTTTTATAAATTTATTTTCATTATTAAAAAAATGTATATTACATACAACAACTATTGCACAAATTAATACAATATATAGTTTATTAAAGTCTGATGATGAAAAATTAATGTACAATATATGTACATCAATTCTATATGATTTTGTACAAGATAATATAACTAATTTTCAAAAAATTACAAAATACATAGTTGAAAATTTTATAACAATATTACATTGGATAAATTGGAATGATTTTATTAAAACAACAAAAACTAATAAACTTAATAAATTAATAGTAGATATTATGATATCATATAATTTAATAACAACTTATGTTAATATGAATAAATATTATTCTCACATAAATGATATGGGATTATACACACGATTTTTAAAAATAACTAATAATGATATTAATTCTAAAAATAATAATAAAATTATGATAACTATGAATTATATTACTCATCATTTACGATTACTTGCAAAGAAGAAAAAGAAAAATACAATTATACAAAATCAGTCTCGAATGTTTAAACTATTAAATGATATTAAAACATTTGAACCAAATAATAACATTAGTGTATTAAAAAAAGGTTCATACGGTTATCAAATTAATAAACAAAAATTTACAGATGTACCACCAAGACACCTCTTACCAGGAGAATCACAATTGTATAAAAAGTTTATTTTGAGAGAGAAAGCAGATGGAATTCTTATTACAAGTCTACCAACTAATATTTTTCCTCAATCAGAGTTATTTAATAAATATAGAATAAAAGCAGAATATATTGAAGACCTAGATTTATATTTAATTTTTGATATTGATATTCCAGATACTAGCATTATTGAGAGATACAATATATTACGGTCATCTCATCCATATACAAAATCACATATATTAGAAATGAATACATATGATGAATTTATAGAAGAGTTTTATAAAGAAAGGTGTATTGTTAAACTCTTTTTACAAGAGAATACAAAACAAATAATTAAATGGTATCCTAAATTTGCATGTATTTCAAATAATAATGTGATGAAAGAATTAATTAATAATATATTGGTAACAAACAATACGAAAATATTATATAATACTGAACCTTATAAATGTGATGGTGTCATTATAACACCACTTGATGGTAATCGAGAAATTAAAATTAAACCAAAACATTTGATGACAATCGATTTATTATTTAATAATAATAGTTGGTGTGATAGAGATAATTATGATTGGTCTCATCTTATTAAGGGAGATGTGAAAAGAAATAATATGATTTATAGATGTTATCCAAAAGATATTAATGGTATGATGTATTTTGTACCAGAAGAAATTAGATTTGATAAAAAGAAACCAAATCCATATAATGTTGTTGATAATATTATATGTATGATAAAAAATGATTGGAATAGAGAGAGTGAAATAGTTACTCATTTCTCAGAAAATTATTATGAATCCATCGACTATCATAATATTAATATTAATCTATCAAAACAGTTAAAATTACAATCTGAATTATTAGAAACTAATATAATGAATATGAATCCATCATATAATAGTAAATGGTTAGATTTAGGTTGTGGTTCTGGTAAATTAATTAATATTATTAAAAAATATTCACCTAGATATTATTTGGGATTAGATATAGATATTAAACAATTAGTTCGAGCATTAAAATATCATGATACTATTTATCATTTTAATCCTACTAATTTATCAACAAATTGGAAAAATAACATTATATGGTATACAATGCAATCTAATACATTTGACTATGTAGTTGCTAATTTTTCAATAATGCATTTTATGACAAATGATTTCTGGCAAGAATTGACTAAATATGTGAAAAGTGGTACTAAATTATTATTCAATCTAGTAAATAAAAATGCATCATGGCAACATAATAATTCATATCTAATGACTGATATGGAACAAACTAGATATAAATTCGAATGGGTACATACAACAGAAAAAACAGAACCATTTATTAAAGAAGAAGAAGTAATGTATTATTTAGAACAATATAATTGGTTCGTTTTAAATAAAATTGTAATCGATAAACCAAATGATATAGCGGGACAATATAGTTGGTGGTTAGTACAATATAAATAACATTATAAATAACAATATAAATAATATTATAAATAACTAAAATCACTGCCATCATATCCTTCTGGTTCATTCTCTGATTTTGTCAGAGAAGATTCATTATTAGAAAAGTGTTGAAATGTATCTTTAAATTCTTCACTTTGAAAATTAACATTATCGTATGTTTCAGCTTCTGTTTCAAATGATTCTTTTACTTGTGTATCTGATTTTTTAGCTAAATCTTTTTCAAAGTTATTAGTAGTATTAGAGGTTGATTTTCCATAAAGACTTTCATTTATTTGTTCTCTCAATTTAGTTTGAACAACTTGATGATTTTTAGCTTTTGCAACAGATATTTGAATAAGGCGTTTATCTAATATATTATCTAATGACATTTGTCCAGTGAAATTAATAGCAATAAGATTGGCTAGAGCGAGAGCACTAGCTTCATCTTTACTAGGAATAATTAATGCACCTATTCTTGAATCAAATCCAATATTAGGAACAATTTGTTTCCAAGCTTCAAGGTCATTTAATGAGGGTACTCTTAGTTTGATATAAAATTCATAGGGATAATCACTATTTTTATTTAATACTATTTTAGACCAAGGATTAGGTTTATCAAAGTTCCATACATCTGTATTTTTAGTTTCTCCAAAATTTTCAAAACGTTCTCTATTCTTTATAGATGGAGGTACATTTAATACAGTTGTAAGGCCTGATCTATCATTTGCTTTTCCTTCAGGTTGAAATGAAGTTAATGGCATTATTTTAGGTTGGGGTTTTGGGGTGGAAGCAACTGTAGGAGGAGCAGTTGGAAGTTCTATTTGTTTAATTGGTTTTTTTTCTACATCCACTAAATCATTTATCATAATATATAGAATAATTGTTAGAAAAATTAATCGTAACATTCTATTTAATTAAAATTAGAAAATAAATTAAACTATTTATTTTCTAAGTTATTCTTAAAAAAATATCTACTTAATAATAACAATAATAACTATGAATGATAATTTTGAATTAGAATTTATGGAATTAATTCAGAATGTGTCAAAAAATAATCAGGAAGTTATTGCTAAATTTATGCGATTAATATCTGCACCTTTTCATTCTAAATTTTTTCCAATTATTATTTTAATGCTTTATTATTTAAAAAAAATAACGCTTCATCAATTCGTTGTAATATGTTACGCTTGCTTATTATTAGCTTCATTCAAATATCTGATAAAAAGACAACGACCATTTAATGTAGATAATAATATAAGTAGGATGGAAACTATGTCACTTGATAAATATTCTTTCCCTTCAGGTCATACATTTTCTGCGTGTATTTTACTTTATATACTTAAAAAATCAGGTGATATATCAAAAGAAAGTTATCATATGTTAGAATTATTACCTGTTATAGTTGGTTTATCACGAGTTTATTTAGGTGTTCATTATCCATCTGATGTGATTGGGGCATATATATTTTTTAAATTAATTGTAAAAACAAAACTTTTATGAAATAACATTATTAAATAACATTATGAAATAACATTATTAAATAACATTATAATCGTCTAATTGGTTGTCTAAATATAAGTTTAAAATTGTCATCTATATTATCATCATTAGTATGGTCCATTGGTTTAAAATTATCAGCTAATCCTTCTGCAACCATTTTATCATAAATATTAAATTGTATATAATTATTTTTTATTATATTTCTATCCATTAGGCTTAATACTTTTGGATATAAATAAAAATATTTTTCTATTATTTCTATTAACATTTCTCTATTATTTTTAACATTTTTTAATTCAGGTGGTACTCTATCAAGAATTGCTTTAGTTACATTTTTATTAAAATATTCATCTACATACCAATAACCTAATGTATAGGTTATAAATGGATTTATTTTTTGTATATTTTGTGTCTTCAAATATTTATATAAACTAGAATTATATAGATTTTGTGCTAAAAAAATATGATTAGTTTCTGGATAATTAGAATTAAATTCTATAAATGATTTATATTCATTAAATATTAATGCATTTTTATAATAAAAAAGCTTACCAATACAATATATTAAATCAATATAATCTTCAATCTTATGTGATATATCCATATTATTTCTAAAATATAATGTATTCAAATAATTAATAGCCATATTATTTCCTAATTCTATATTTAAATATGGATAACCATTACTATCCATTAGTATAAATAAAATACCATCTTTAACTTTATTATAATAGAATTTTTCATAAGAACTAGTATTAGTTGAATCAAACCATTGATAATATAATGTATATTCAGATGTACCATATTTAATTGGTATTATATTATTAATAGCATATTTTTGTATAAATTTCTTAATCATATCAACTCTATCCAAACCATTTATTTCAAATTTTGTTATATCATGATATTCTTTTATAATTATTTTTGACTCTTGAATTTTATGAGAATTATTGTTACTAACTAATTCAAATTCATATTTCCTATTTATTAATCTCTCAAATTCTGGATTAGTATGATAATATTTAAAATCATTATTACGTGATATTAATTTAAGTTTTGATTTGGGTGGTAATAATATTTCTTCTTCTTTTGGAAATAAAGAAAAATTTTCAATAAAAAGTCCAACCCCTTTTATATTTTTGGGTAATTTAATTTTTAATAATATTAGACCAAAATTACCATTTAATCCAGGGCTATAAAATGGATCACGCGTTGCAGATATAAATCCCTTATCAATAAATATATCACCTTCTTTTAAATTTATTAAAAAACTATCATCCCAAATAAAACGATAAATATCATAGTCTCTTTCTAATGGCGGAGCCGATGCAATACAATCCGATATCTTATTAATACCACTATATCCAACCGGTAAACTATTTGAGTGTCTAAGATATTTATTAAATAGAAATGAACCTGTCCAACTATAATAACAAATCCAACTAATCATATTAGATTTCATTATATGTATATGATGATTCTTAATTTCATCAAAGGATACATCATCATATGATACTTTCTTACAAATATTATAATGAATATCCATATCTATTAATTCTTCTGGTAGTACTTTAGATTTAATAAGATTCATATTTTGTCCTAATTTAATTAATTCTAATTTTGTATAATATGGAGTTAAATGATTAACAAATGGATTGAAACTATTTCTTTTACAAATACTAACAGATAAACCTAATTGAGGAGAATATTTATATAATGTTTTATAAGATGTTTCTATTAAAGTTGGAATATCGTAATTAGCTAATACTGATAGATTATATTTTAATTTAGGACCTTTAATATCATCTTTAATATATTTATTATATAATAGTGTTAGCCATCTATATATTTCTTCATTTATAAATCGATAATGGGATTCAATCAATCGATGATGGATATTAGTTTTATTAATTGGATATATTTTTTGACTATAAATATCGTACATGGGTATTTGTTCCTCATATTTAGATACTTTGATTTTATCAGAATCCTTTTTTAACTTAATTTCTAAATTAAAGATTTTATAAATGAAGTCTGAATTTATTTTCATTTATAAATAAGCAGAAAAAATTTTAAGAATAATATATTACTAATAACATGAATTATTATTATTCTGATTTATTTTTTGTAATATAACATTTAATACCATCACATTTAGGTTGTATTACTATACATTTAGATTTACGATATATATTAAAATACCAATACAATGCGGAACTTAATAATAATGCTATTGTTCTACCATCCATATTATATTGATGTATAAAATAATTTATATTAGATTTTTAATTGTTTCTTTAAGAGTATTAGAAGTTCTACATATATTAATAATCTCAGCGTGTGAATATTTCATATCACAACTATCATGAATATTATCTGTAAATTTTTCCCAATAAAATTCTAAAATATTTTTAATATCATCAATTGTTGCTTTGGTAAAATTAATATTAAAATCAATTCGACCAGGACGAATTAATGCTTTATCTAATTGTTCCGGTTTATTAGTAGTCATAATAATAATTCGACCAGAGCATTCCTGAAGACCATCTAACATATTCAAAAAATAACTTAGATTATTATTATAATTATCTGTTTGGTGATTTTTAAGTTGACTCTTTAATAGTTTATAATCATCATCATCATCATTACTATCAGAATTTTTATGTTTACGACGTTTAGATTCATCTGAATCTTTTTTTATAGAACGTGTCTTTACAATATCACCCATACAATCAATGTCCTCAAAAATAAGAATTCTATTAGCTTGAGGAATAATTAGTTCATCTGAAATCATATCATCATAAATAATCTGACGAAGATTATTCATATTAAAGTTATTATTTAATTTAATAGAAACAGCATGACGTCCTGTTAAATTCATAAGAGCTTTGATAAATCCTGTTTTACCACACCCTGGTTCGCCCCAAAGAAGAAAGCCTAATGTATAAGGAATACCTCGTTCTTTATACCATTGTGGATTCTTGAGGAAAAAGTTAATTTTTTCTAAAATTTTATCCTTATTTGTAAAGAATCTATTTTCAAATCTAACATTAGAGCTCCACTCTGTATTAAAAACAGTAATATCATTTTTCTTTGGATTATAACTTACTTCAACAATTAATTGTTTACCACACGATTTCGTCTTTAAGTAATTCTTATATTCATATAGACATTCTTCTACCCAATTCTCTAAATCACTCATTTTAAGTGTTGATGTAAAAATATCCAAATATACAACCTCATTATAAATAATCTTTCCATTAAATTCCTGTTTTTCTTTTTCCATATAATATACTCGTCCCTTAATACTTGGTGTGATAGTGAATGTAGTTGATTGATCTACACGATAAATACTCATTGGTTTTTCTTCATATTCATCAGTCTTTGAATTATATTTTTGTTCTATATTCTCAGATAAGATTTGTACAGTTGGGAGATTCATTTTTGAAATATAATGCATTAATGCACGAAAACGTTGACTTGTTTGTTTTTCAGATGACATATAAATTATTTTATTAGTTTTATTAAAATAGTTAATTATTATTTCAAAAAATCTAGAAACTGTTTTTTTGTAGGTACCTTGGAAAAGGTAACTAATTATCATAATATAGAAAAAATCAATAATAATATATCCAGTGGATATTTTATTAATGAGACTAAACATCATATTATTTAGCATTAAATCGGAATAATTCATTACTAATAATAGTATTATGGACTTGATATATTAATATCAATTTTTTGAGATAATAAAAAACAAAGTTTTTTATTAAATTAAATATATTGCAAAATTGCGAGCAATCTATCAATTTTTCAGCTTGCTGCAAATTAATATGTTGCAAAATATTCTCTTCTTATAACGAAATACAAATATTATACTGACAAGAAAAATATGAATTATTAGATTATTTTAGTAAATTAATTTTATAAATTTATCTAATATTATATAATGTTAGATATATTCAATAATCCTTGGGTGTTATTGTTTTGTGCTTTCTTATTTTATTCTATACTTAAGAAAATATCTAAAATAAATAAACCATTTGATAAAGAAAAATTTATTAAACAAATTAAAAATCAAGAGAAATTAAAAGAAAAATTTTCATTAGATATTATTAAGAAATCTATTCCTTCAGTTGCTTCTTATTATGTGGGTCTTCACTAGATACTCTAATTGCAGATAGTACCATATATTCAAATGGTGTCTTATCAACTGCTTCAATGAAATAATCTGCTTCTTCTTCGTAACCAAAATCAATATATGCAACTGAATTATCTTCATAATTTAACACTTTAAGTCTTACAATATGACCCCAATCACATGTCATATGCATTAATTCTTCTTCATCAATATCTTGTGGTAAACATGATAATTTAACACGATAAGTTGTTTTAAAATAAGTTCTCTTATTATCAGATTGTGTATGATAAGGTTTTTTATCCATTTCTTTATGAGGTTTATCCTCAAAATCTGTATAAACTTGTTCATTAGTTTTAGAAATAATTTCTTTACCACATTTAATTGTAAGATGAGGTCCTCTGCATTTTCTACATGTAAGTGTAATTGTTTTAGGTGTTTCCTCCATTTTAATATACTAATAAAATATAGTTTTAAATAGTTTTGAAAAAATATAGAGTTTTGAAAAAATATAGAGTTTTGAAAAAATATAGAGTTTTGAAAAAATATATATCCTAATATAATATGAAAAAAATAGATATATATATATATAATAGGAACAATCCTAATGAAGAAATGACTCTAATAGAAACTAAACAAGATTCAGTTAAAGTTAATATATATATGATTAATATTGATGGACAATTTAGTACCTATAATTTAGTAAAAGAATTAAAAAAGTTAAATAGTATAATAAGTTTATATAGCAATCTTAAAAGAATAAATATAATTTTCGAGAAGGCTATGAATGAAAAATTATTATTAATAGTTATAACTAAATTACATGATATTCTTTATAGTTATATGAATAGAAAAGGTCAAGATATTAAATTATATAATGTAACAGATAATGTAAATAGATTTATGGAAGTATTGACAAATTATAAAAATATTGTTATGGATCCTAATAAAACACCAACATCTTATTTAGAATGGATTAAAATGAATATACCATCTAATTATAATATTAATATAATGTCAGAAGGATTTCCATTAGTAGAAGCAGTAGGTCGTGGATCACAGTATCCATATTACTTTATTTTTCTTTCTCCAAAAGAAGTTGATGAGAATAAATTAGATATTTATTTGGTAGGAAAAGCAATTACATATGATACAGGGGGATTAAATGTTAAAACAGCACATATACACGAAATGAAAACCGATATGATTGGTTCTGCAATAGTAGTATCTGTATTAAATTTATTAAATTCAACTAAACACAACATTTATTTATTATTACCAATAAGTGAAAATATGATAGGTTCAGCTGCTACAAAACCAGGTACAGTCATACAAACGAAATTAGGAAAGACTGTTGAGATAATAAATACAGATGCAGAAGGTAGATTATGTATTGCTGATTGTATGGAATATATAGAAACTATATTACGTGATACTAAAAGAAGAGAAATGACATTAGTTATAGATATTGCTACATTAACAGGTAATGTATCACGTATAACTCATAATATATCTTGTATATCAATGTCCAATAAAATAGGTAACAAATATAATACTAGTCTTATAAAAATAGGAAATAAAATAGGTGAATATGTTGATTATCTCCAATTAAGAAAAGAATATGATGATTGTATGAATTCAAATGTTGCTGATATTAAAAATTATAGTGATAATGTTAAATCTGGATGTATTATAGGAGGTGCTTTTATAAATTATTTTGTAAATAAGAATACACCCTGGATTCATTTAGATATAGCAAATGTTACATATATAAATGAAAAACCAACTAGTTATGGTATTAATTTATTATATCAATTCTTACATAATACCTTATAAATAACAAATAAAATTTATTCACTATAATTAAATCTTCAAGGGTATAAAATAAAATTGAATTAAAAATAATTTACTATTATTATAATATTATAATAATGAATAGTCTTAAAGTAACATTAACATTAAGTTTGGATGAATATCCAATGTTGACAGATATTAAAAAAAATAAAATAGAAGATATATTATATCAACTAATAAAGACTGGTTATATGATTCATTTTCCAAAACCAAAAGAAATAGAAAATCAGGCTGATAATCATATTTTAATTGAGAAACTAAATCATATGAATAATAAAATAGATACTAATCAAGAATTATATCAAAATACAATGACTAAACTTATAGGTATTTCTTCTAATTCAAATAAGAAGGGTAACTTTGCAGAAAATATGTTAGAAGATTATTGTAATAAAAATTTTGGAGATATTATTTTTGAAAGAAAAAGTGGTGTTGCTCATTCTGGCGATGCTTGGTTATATCTTCCTAATAAAAAGATTATTATGCTTGAAAGTAAAAATTATACAACGACAATTAATAAGGATGAAGTTAATAAGATGAAAAGTGATATGATTAATCATCATATTAAATGGGGTATATTTGTTAGTTTTAATTCAATGATTCAAGGAATGAAAGAGTTTGATTTTTATACATCATATCATAATAATGAATTATATAGTATTATAATGATTTCTAATTTAGCAAATGATATTAATAGATTAGATATGGCGATACAAATTAGTAGGAAATTAATGAATCAAATTGAAGATTTACCAAAATTTCCATGGATAGTAGAAGATATCACAAAGACATTATATGAATTAAATGAGATATCTAAAAAAAATTATTCAATCCGAGATGCCTTTCATAATTTTGAATCAGAAATAAGCAAACAATCTACTAAATTTTATATGATATTAAGAGAGTATCAACTTGATATTGAAATGAAAATAACTCAATTGATAACAAAAATAGAAGCAACAATGAATAATTCAATAGAAACTAAGAAAATAAATAGATATGATATTATCACATCATATATTGATGATAATAAAAAATTAACAATATTATCACAACTAATTGATATTACAGATAAAAAAAATTGGATAATATTAAATGAAGCTACAAATTTATGGAATATTTTACATAATAATAATAAAATAGGAACAATTAAAGTACAAACAAAGAAAATTATAGTTACAATTGATATAAATGATATTACAATAGTTTTTCATAATGATATGGATGTGCAAATTAAAAAGAATCTTAAAATATTTAAATCATTATAATTTTTTCTTAGTCTATTATATATGAAACTTATTATTTATTTAATATTATTTATATTATTATTATATTATCTTGACAATAAAGAAAAATTCACATCAGTTAATAGATATAAAGAGTTTAATAATATGAATGAAGTAACACAATACGATGTATTAAATTCTGATAAAATTAAATCAATATTAGAATATAAAGATTTAAATAATATACAACCAAATGATATAAATGGTATTGATATGTATAAGAATAAATATTGGATTATGAATGATAAAGGATTTTCTGATATATTTAACTATGAATCGGCTGTTACAAAAGAATCCTCTACCGCTGTACCAATAGAGTCGCCAAAAGAGTTGCCAAAAGAGTCGCCAAAAGAGTCGCCAAAAGAGTTGCCAAAACAGTTACCAAAAGAGTTGCCAAAACAGTCATTAATGGATAAGATAAAAGAATTTGAAATAAATGATAAAAAATATAATTTAATTGGTACAGCTTCAAATGATTATTATAATCAATACTTTTTAGTATATGAAAGAGAGGTTCCAGCTGAAAATGTTAATAAGGAATTTACACCTGATGATAAATTTAGTAATTATTTTAATGAGAAAGATAATATGGATGAAATTAATACCAAATTATATGAATATATATTAGGAAAAGTTAATAAAGATAAACCTGAAGTTATATATAATATAGGACCTCGTAATAAAATATCTACTAAGGATGTTGTTTATTTTTCATTAGGTACTTTTCAATTAGGTCCATTAGTTGTAAAACCTATTATTTAGAGAATATTTTAAAAAAAATATATAATTTATTTCTAATATAATTATATATGGAAAATAAAATATTTTATAATAAAGTAAGTTTTCACATGTTCCTAATATTAATTGTTATAATTGGTGCAATAAACTGGGGTACTACTGCTATGGGCTACAATTTGGTTGAAATGTTGTCTCAATTTGTTAATAAGCTATTTAATTCAAATATAAGTTTTGATAAAATTATTTATTTAATTGTTATGGCAGCTGCTATTTATCTTTCAACAAAAAAAGAAACCTGGTTACCTTTCCTCGGTAATTCAGTATTACCAAATATTTTAGTTCCTCTTAAAACACCGTCTAATACAAATAAAACTATAGAAGTAATGACACAACCTAATAGTAAAGTAGCATATTGGGCTGCTTTACCTTTAGGTAAAGCACCAGATGTTGAAACAGCATATGGTGATTATTCTAATTCTGGTGTAGTTATGTCTGATTCTAAAGGTATTGCAAAGTTACCAATATTAGAAGGTAGTGGTTATATTGTTCCTAATGGTCGTATGATATCAAGACACATTCATTATCGTGTATTAGGATTACCATATGGTATGATAGGTAAGGTAAAAACTATATATTATTAAGTATATTACAATACCCACTGATCAGGGAGTAATTAACACCTTATTTTTCTATTATTAAATTTTTAGGGGTGATATCAAAATGTTGTAAAGGTGGGATTTCTTATTCAAAAACTACATTTTTTGAATAATAAAGGTATATAAATGGTGTCTAGTAAACTAAATAGATATCTAGTTATTTTATAAAATTATTACAAGAATAAATATCATAAACCTAAAATTTATAAAGATTAATATAACTCCAATAATATTATATAGATGATACTAATAATGAGTTATCTGATGATTGAGAAATTGTTAATATTTTTGATTGTCCCGTTTTACTAGTTTGTCTTACACCTGATAATTTGAATCCACCATCTGTTGTATCAATTTGAAATTTTTCTTTAGAATTTAATATACATTCAGCGCCAAAAATAAAAGCAACACTTAAACAAACAGCATTTAATAAATTATTAGTAGATTTCATTAAAACAATAGATAGAATAATTATTTTAAATAAATTATTTTTATATAATTCTTTAATATTCTGAGGTAATTTTTCTGACAAAGATGTAGAAGCTACCTGTAAATCAACTGACATATAAATAGCCAATACCATTATTGCACTGTAATAAAGATATTGATTTGTAACTATTTTGTTAAACATATATATAATATTAGGAAAAATATATTATATTTATCAAATAAACATAATAACATAGTAATCTTATACATTTGTTTAATAAAAAAGATTTTTGTAGAAATTGTTGGATTATAGTAAAACATAGTTTTATATATATAAATCAATTAATAGTTTGCAGCAAGCTAAAAATATTTTATATTTTTTTATATCAGAGAAAAATTGAAAGCTACAAATTTTATTTATATACTTTGTAGCTTTATATGTCTACTATTGATAATTTGCTCTATGATCGTATGATTCGTACTTATGGTACTGAAGCTGTTGAAAAAATGACTACTAGTTCTATTTTAATATATGGATTAGAAAAAGGTCTTGGTACAGAAGTTGGAAAGAATCTTGCTCTTGGTGGGATTCGTAATATCTATTTATATGATTCAAATCCAGTCATGTATTCAGATTTAGAAACTGGTTATTATTATACTGAACAAAATATTGGAAGTAAACGTTCGCACGCATTACGACTTAAATTACAAGAATTAAATCCTTATGTAACTATTGATACGGTAGAAACATATATGATGAATCAAAATGTAACTATTCTTATTAATCAACCTATTAGTATAGTTAAGATGGTAAATCGTTATACTCGTGAAAATAATTCAAAACTTGTCGTATTATATATGAATGGATTAGGTGGTGTAATATTTGTTGATGCTGGTACTAATCATATAGTAACAGATAGTACCGGTGAGAATATTGAACCAGTGCAGATTGGTTCAATCTCTTCTACTGGATTAGTTCAATGTGTTCCTAATAGTAAACACGATTTTCAAACAGGTGATATAGTTTATTTCTCTAATATGGAAGGAAGTAATTTAGCTCAATTTGAAAAAGAATGGCAAATTAAAGTACTATCAACAACTTCTTTTCAATTAATTGATATAATAACTGAAGATTTTAGTTTTGTTAATGGAAGTTGTATTCATATTAAAAAGCCTATTAATGTGTCACATAAAACATTTGAAGAACAAATAATTGAACGTTCTATTGTATTTACATTTGATATGGTATATGCAAATAATATGATTGACACATTTATTCAAATGTATAGTGATAAACCAAATATTATGCAAACCAAATTACCAAAATTAGCTCAAACTTTTAAATATGAATTAATGCCACTTGTATCTATTTTTGGTTCATTTGGTGCAATGGAAGCAATTAAACTAGTTACTAACAAGTATATGCCTTGTAATCAATGGTTTACTTGGTGTGATCAAACCCTTATACCAGAAGAATTAAATACAGATGATTGTAAAACATCATATGGTGAATTGTTTGGATTTGATTTTGAGAATAAACTATTAGAATCTAATTGGATGATGGTTGGTTCAGGTGCTATTGGTTGTGAACATCTCAAGAATCTTGCTTATATGGGTGTAACTAATATTTATCTTACTGACCCAGATATAATTGAAAAATCAAATTTAAATTGTCAATTCTTATTTCGTTCTAATCATATTGGAAAACCAAAAAGTATTATGGCAGCAGAAGTTATTAAGAAGATGAAACCAAATATGAATATTACAGCTTTTACTGAAAAAGTAGGAAGTGATAATATGGAATATACAAATACTTTGCTACCTCGTATGACAGGTGTATTGAATGCACTTGATAATATTAAAGCAAGGCGCTTTATGGATGAACAATGTTTTACATTCAATCTTCCACTATTTGAAAGTGGTACAACAGGAACAAAAGGAAATACACAACCTATTATTCCATTTGTAACTGAAACATATTCTGCTTCATCTGATCCAGAAAATGAAAAATCATTTCCAATTTGTACAATTAAAAGTTTCCCAAATGAAATTGCTCATACAATTCATTGGGCGATGGACCAATTCGTATTCTTTAATCGAGCACCAGCTACTATGAATCGATGGCTACAGAATCCAGAATATATCAATACATTGAGTCCTATTGAGAAATCAGAAGCATATAATGATATTAATCTTTTTACAATTAAATATAATACAATGAGTGATATTACTAAATGTGCAGAATGGGCTGTTGATATGTTTATAGATAATTATTGTAATAATATTAAACAACTCCTTACTACATTTCCATCAGATCATGAAATAACTCCTGGAGTTAAATTTTGGTCAGGTGGTAAACGTTGTCCAAAACCAATTGAGTTTGATATTATGAATACAACTCATATGGATTACATTGAGGCAACAACAATTTTATTAGCTCGTATTTCAGGTTATATGAATAATTTATCTCGAGATATGATTAAAAGTATGATTAAATCATATGTACCTAAACCATATATACCAAAAGTTACAGAAGAACAAACTTCTACAGAAGAACCACCTATTGGTAATCCTAATATGTTTAAATCAAAATTCATTGCACAAGAGTTTGAAAAAGATGATGATACTAATTATCATATTAGTTGGATTACAGCGGCTTCAAATCTTCGTGCAACTAATTATAATATTACAATTTCTGATAGACAACAAACAAAAGGAATTGCAGGACGTATTATTCCAGCAATTTCAACAACTACATCAGTTGTATCTGGATTAATTTTATTAGAGATGATGAAATACTTGATGGGATTTAAAGATACTACACAATATCGTTCTACATTTATTAATATGGCTGATCCACTACTTGTATATACTGACCCTATCATTGCACCTACTATTGAAGTGGCAGGTGTTATGATGAATAGCTGGACAAAGTTTGAATATAAAGTAGATAGTACTCTTGAAGAGTTTAAAAAATATTATGAAGATATGTTTAAAGTTCAAATTAGTATGATTGTAATTGGAACTTCAATGGTATTTGCAGATTTTATGGAAAATGATACGACTAAAAAACTGTCACAACTAATTTGTGAAACCCAAGAATGTGAAAAAGTACCTAGCAATATTACATTTACTCTAGCTGCAGATAATGATGTTGAGATTCCATCTATTAATGTAATGTTATTAATGTAATGTTAAAGTAATCTTATTATTTTATTGTCTAAAAACTGGT